CAGTAATAGCTTTTGTAACACTGGTTGCGTCTGCTCCGAATTTAAGCATATAGCTCGTTGTGTTTGCCATATAATACAATTCCTTTCTTTTGTCAATACCTAATTATAGCATAAAAAAAAGACCCCGTAAAGGAGCCCTATACTTATACACCCGCCTCGAAGTCGTCAGGAGTTAATACCTTAGTCTTATAAAGGTCAAACTTAGCAGCGTTTTCAGTAGTTCGTTCAACGATAAACTGCTTAACATTACCAACACCATCAAAATTCTTACCTGCAACAGTCAAAGTACGAGTATAAACCTTTGGGTTGATTTCGTCTTCATCTTCGTCATCGCTTTCCGTATAAGCCGTAGAAGAGGCGTTATAATATACTTCTAGCTTTTGTGTAGTTGAACCATCGGCAGATTGAACTGTTAAGATACGTTGAATATCAAACGTTGGATAACTACCACCATCAACATAACCGCCGTTAACAAGCTTGTAACCCATTTGAGCCATTTCAGCTTCATTGTATTGCAAGTTATCCATTTCGATAGTCAATACTTTGGGGTTGGTTAGCGACATATGAGTGGTTGCGTCGGCATAGATTGCTTTTGTGTCTTGGTCTACTGTTGGAGCAAACTTCTGAACACCTGTTGAATTAACAAAAGTAGTTGTTCCGTCTGTCCCAGTTGTTGTCATTCCAACCTGTTCAGAACCGTGTGTAATTTTACGTGTATCATACATATTTATAAAATTCTCCTTATTATAAGATATCTTCATTGTAGCATAGTTTTACCACTTTTGCAAGAAACTTTTACCTTGCCCTCGTTTGAAACGGTCTAAAAACCCTTTATTTTTACCACGTTTGTTGACCGAATTAATAACCATCATGTAGCTGTCTCGTGGTACCATTGTTGCTCCATATTTACCACGCTTCAATGTCATAGTAGACCTCATGCGACCGGTTTTAATAGGAGCCGTTGAAGTCCAAACAGAAAGTGCGCCACTCATACTTGAACCAGCTGATTTAGCAACATCATCTCTTTTTTCTAGTATTTTGGCAGTCATATATCGGCGAGGAAGTTCGCTTAATTGGGATACGTCTATTCTTTTTGTCGTCATAATATTAACACCTGTCTATTATACGCCGTCATTGGGTTTTTGTGGTCATCAAATTCTATCTCGGCTATTTGTTCGTACCCCAATTCTGCCATTTGTTCTGTGACGTCCATTGAGTTATTTGTGTAAACGGCTATTGTAACACGCCAAAAATGAACACGAGCGTCTGCGTTAGATTTCTCGGTGGTGTATGTAATTACTCCCATGTTATCATCAATGGTCTGCATTTCATTTTCACCGCCATACCATTCTAGGTTAGTAAATAGAGGCTTTAACTCATCAAAATAGGGCTGTAACTTTTCTTTAAAATCTGCCATTAAATGATAACCTCCCCTGTTACTTTACCGAACGTCTTTTGTGACATATTAACAACCTTATACTTCTTATTATCCTTACTAATCGTCACTGCATCGTATTTAATGAAATTGTCAACGTCTCCAGCAAATTCGATATTACCAACAAGCCGTGAATTGGTTTGTATCTGATACCATGATTTTTGGCGAGTGCTGGGATTTAATAAGTAACCTTTAACAGTCTTCTTCGGCGTATCTGTATCGTTCTTCTTTTCAAACGTGAATACTCTCATTTTACCCAGCATATCGTATCGCCTCCTCCAACGTTGCCATGTTTTTAGTATGGAATTCGTACATCTTAGCGCTTAGATCTGCACCATATTCCGTCATAAATACATACTCCAAACAATATGACTTTAATGTGTCATTATCAGCCGAGATTTCTAAGAATGGGTTTATTAACTTTACTTGTGTTAACGCTAGATTTTCGAGAACTAACAAATGCTGTTGCCATGCTTCGTAACTATCGTCATCTAAGTTTAATATATCTGTATAATCAAATATCATGGTTTTACACCTCCTATCTTCAAATTATACCATAAAAAAAAGCCCCCGTCTAGGAGAGCTTTAATTATTAACCGGCTGGTGCTGCAGCAACTTCTGTATAGATAGCCTTGTTAGGAGCCTTAAGAGAACCAGCAACATACGCACGACTTTCGATTACTTGTGAGTTAGTGTTGATTACGAATGATGACAACGTTTCGAGACCAGAACCAGAGAAACCAATCAAGTATGAGTCTGTGTCTACGATAACGATTGGGTTGTTTTCAGGTAAGCGAGTTGTACGAACCAATTTTCCACCCAAGTCCAAGTTACCAGTAAACATTGCAACAGACCATGCGTCACCAGTAAGAGCCAACTTAGCCCATGCAGCTGGTGAAATAAATACTGTTGGATTATCAGCGTCAAGTGAGGCGATGTCTTCAATCAAACGTTCTTTCAAAGCTTGTCCATCGTAACCATTAGCTAATTCTGTTTTAATAGCCAATGAGTCACCAATGATAGGACGAATAGCCGTGAAGTCTGTACCATCTTCATTCTTAACACCACCAACTAAGATAGCTTGTGAAATACGTTGCAAAACATACTTAGGTAATTCTTCAAGAACGTAAGCAACCAATGCGCCACCCTTTAAGTAAGTCATGTGATCAAGACGTTGCAACTTGTAGATAGCCTTAGGGAAGATATCACGTGATTGCAAAGCCAATGTTTGAACTTTCTTTTCAGTGTTAAGCTTATGTCCCCATGCGCCGTCAGCGTTTTCGTTAGGGTCAATAATCAAAGAACCAGGTTCAATGTTAAATACTGGCGAGAATTGCGAGAAAACACGGTCGGTCTTTAGTGTGTCTTCGATGGCACCGATAATCTTCTTTGGTAAAATGTCATCTTCGTTAACGTCTTGTGTGATAGCTTGTTCTGACTTATCAGCAACAATATCACGCCACTTACGATTAAATGAGTCAACATTACCTTGTGTTTCAATTGATAATTTGGCGTATAATTCAACCGCCTTAGATGTGCTTAAAAATTCAATTCCCATATTATAGGTCTCCTTTATTTTTCATGATACGTTTATTATATCACAGTGTATTAATTAACGCAAGCGGTCAAATTCCATTTCTTCGTCTAATGATAAGCTACGACGGTCGACGGCTGGCATGAATGACTCTAACATAGAAACCTTATCTTTCAAAGATTGTACCTCAGCGTCTTTATCCTTCTCATCGTTGGCTGGTTTTGTGTCATCAGCCGGCTTGTCGTCTTTTGGCTTAGCGTCGTCAAAGTCTTTCTTTAATTCAGCAATAGCGTCTAACACGTCTTGTAATGTTGGGGCTTCTTTATCATCAGCCGGTTGTGTCTTAGGTTCTTCGTCCATTTTATCGTCCTCTTCTTTCTCGATTGCTTGTTTAACAATTTCTGCGGTAGCCTTTGCGTCGGCTGGCACAGATGTTAGTGACATTTCTAACAGGTCAATACTATCAATGTTACCATCAGCGTCAATATTATCAACACCAAAACCAATAGAAACATAGGTCGTCCCACCTTCAACACCTTGTATCCAAGTTTCACGGTCTTCAAAACTATCATACAATGTTGCCGTATAGTGTAAACCTTCCGTATCTACATTAGTCATGGTTACTTGCCCAACTGATGGTTTATCCCAATTATGAGCTAATAAAAGCGGGACAACCTTACCAACAACACTTTTACCGGCATCTTCTGTTACTCTGATGCCAGAACGTGTCATAGTTAAAGAATTAGCTATACCCTTCAAAGTAACTTTGGTATCTTCTTTTGACATAGTGACTTCTGTGTTAAGTTTCGCTATCTTCATTCGTAGTGTCTCCTGTCTCTAGTTTTCTATTAAGCACATCATCATTCAAAGCAACGGCGTTCTTATTACTCCAAATAATCTGTCCGTAACCGCCCTCAAATGGCTTTAATCCTAGTTTAGCACGAACGTCATCAGATTGCAAGTACCCGTTATAAATACCCTCTTTTGCCATTTGTGTAAAGCTTTCTAATGTGGCGAATTGCATAAGGTCTAAGATTATAGAAATATGACTGCCATTAGAATAAGTTTGATAATCTAATAATTCAAAGTTTAACAATTCTTCTAATGCGCCGATGAGTGGTTGAAGATGTTTGGCGTAAAATGCTCGATAGTCTTCTTCCGTATATTCTCCCGATAACATCTTAGGT